TATTCCTACCTTGATGCATTCTCTCTCGAATGTCTTTGTATTCACTAGTACAATTCCATAGAGCACACCTTCTCTGTCCCTTTCTTCTGGGTTATTCTCGAAGTATGTTTGATTGTATATGCCTTTACTAGCCACTAATTGGCTCTTGACACTATTCTAGGTATGATTTCTCCACTTCTAATGACCTCTACTAAACACCCAATCTCTAGATTCATATCCTTAATGTATCTCATATTGTGTAAAGTTGCTCTACTAACAGTAGCGCCGTCTATATCAACAGGTTCGAGAATAGCTACAGGAGCTACAACCCCTGACTTGCCTACATTCCATATAACATCAACTAATTTAGTTATAACTCCTTCATTGCGCATCTTAAGCGCATATGCACCTCGGGGGTGCTTAGAGGTATAACCTAGAGATTTAAACTTCTCGTAGTTGTTTATACGAAACACAAGTCCATCATCGGGATACGCAGTCCAGTCATTAGACAGAACTGTATCAAACCCAAATGATTCTAAGTAAGACATATCTTTACTCCAAAAATCATTCCATGATTCTTGAACTCCATAAGCTATGAAGCGCAAGTCTCTTTCTTGAAACTCTGATGTATCTTTAAGGTTGAGAGCGCCTGCGGCATAGTTCCGAGCGTTCTTGATAGTTTTGGGAGCAACTACTTCTCCAGTAATCTGTATTAGACTACCTTTGAACTCTCCTAAAGTGTTTGGTACTAATGTACGCATATGGTCTGTAATATCCAGACCGCGCTTCCCATCTCCTCTAGTAAGAGCTTTATGTAGTTGTCCCGCAACATAGATTAACGATACGGCAGCCCCATCTAACTTCGGAGAAACACTAATGTCTCCCTTGAAGTTGCCAAAAGGCTTCTTATCGTTCATCTCGCTGGAAAATACTTTCTGAAGTGAATACATTTGAAATGCGTGCGGTACACGATTGTCTCTACTGCTAAAACCTACTTCATCATACTGAGCGTACTCAGCTAACTTATCAAACTGTTCGTCTGACATAGTAGAGTTACCATTATAGTAATCTGTCGCTGCTTTCTGTAATACTTCTTTTATATTTTCCATTTATATATTATATCAAATATCACACGCAAAGTCAAGAACTAAATTTACGAAAGGTAAATTTCGTCCAAAATATCCTTGAAGTGTGTCTCAAGAATACTCTTACTCTCTGCTAGTGATAATATCTCCACTAGTCCCTCGAACAACCCTTTCGAGTTGTTAAAGTCTAGCTTCATTGCTATCCCGTCCTTTGATGGTTTGAAGTCGCCATCGAAGTCGAGATAATACTTTCTTAGATGCAGATACTCTGTATCGTAGAAGGTATTTATAGTTAATTTGACTTGCTCCGTCCCCTCTTCATTTTCAGAAATTACTTTTTCATATAATTCAGGGGCTTCATGCAACTTCATCGTCTGTTCCTTAGTATAGAACTCAAAGGTTGTATACTAGTAACATTCTTAGGTTGTAATAGGCGATAACTATCAGTATCCCAACAAAACAGTAGAACTGAGTCGCTGGTTTCCTTAGCACGATTTTTCTTGCTTTGGATATACTTATTATCGAAGTCTAGGGTACAAACATTATACTTTAATTTTCTACTGTTTGTAGACCTATAGGTTATGATTGCGTCTCCGCACTCAGAAACAGTTCTTAAGAACTCTTCTTTTTTCACTATAATACTCCATTACTATTAAGAAAACTCTTTCTTTAGTAATGGAGTATTTTGTAACTAACCTTTGTTTATGTTGTTGATGACACCTGTGAAGTAAACAGAAGCTTTTCCAGTCAATTTGTCGATAATATCTGCATCGATTTCTTGACCTGCGTCAGATAAAGCACTTGTTAATGCTTCAGCTGCGTCAGCTTTACTTACTCTTGCACTACCACCACCGCTAGATTTAGCGGCTCCAGTAGCAGGTGACTTCTTGACATATACGCCAGCCTTAGTAAGAATCATTCTGACACCATTAGGGCTTTCGCCTAAGTGTTCAGCAATGTCCTTCACAACTTCCATGCTAGTCTCAGGTGTTGGTTCCTGCTCTAAATACATTTCTACTGCTTCTTGCTTTGATTCGTCTGTCCAAGCCATTCTTCTTCTCCTTTTTGTTTTGAGGTATTCAGGCATGCCGTGGCACCAGCCTGTTAAATCTCTCATTTGGTTATAATATCTGTCACTCATTAATATATATTATACAGAAAAATAAGTGCGATGTCAAGAACTATTTTTTATTTACTTAATATTTAAGTGCTTTAATATAGTTCAGTTTTTCTTGGGCGTTTACAGCTTTTTCAATCTGTTCGTCTATTGCCCCAACGATGTCAGCGTGTTCGCCAATTCCTGCAGGATTCTTTAAATATACTCTAATATTAGCTTCAGCTGAAGCCTTGTTTCCTGCATATCTTAGCTCTAAAGCTTTTCTTAATACGTCATTCATTCAGTTTCCTTTACTATAGCCTTTACATACGATAATACAAATTTTCTTCTAGGCTCTTCAAAAAAGCATAACTGCCATACAAAAGGGCATAAAAAGAACATACTAACTATGTATATAAATGCGTGCGTGAGTTTATAACTCACTATTAATTTACCACCCTCATAGCTACCTACTAGTTTAATGATAATAGGGTATGTTCTAAACACCGCTATTGTCCACGTAGTTAGCCAGACAGATGATACTACTGTCCATACTTCCATTTTTACACTCCTTGTGTTGCTTAGATATTTATATTGTACTTATTTAAGTGTCTTAAACTACCTAAGTCATAAGAGCATTGAGAGGAATAGAAACCTCCTTCTTTGATATGTCCAAAATATTTGGAATCAAAATTTGTTAATTCTATAACATATACTTGATATACATTACAGCCGTGTTTTTCTACATAACTTCCTTTTATTACTCTAGCAGGAAGGTCGTATCTAGCGCACCATACTTTTTCACCAGATTCAAAACTTTCTGATATACAGTCGTCAGGTAAGTATCCAATCTTTTCACGCATACCGCGTTCGGTACTAGGTCTTTTCTGTGGCACACCTACTCTATCTAACAGATTCCTAACAAATGTACTAGAGCGATACAGAGCTTGCGCTATACTAGATACTGGTTGCTCATTAAGATGCATCTCTATTGCCTGTTTGATTTCATAGTCGGTTGCCTTTTTACCTCTATTTTGTGATTTTCTTTTCTCTCTAAACTCTAATAGTTCTTGAAAGTCTTTCATAATACTATTCAATCGAGTAGTATTATAACTGATATTGAGCATGTCACATGCTTCTTTTTTTGTTATCGGCTTATCTTGTGTAAGATATTCCGATACTCTTTGTAAATTAATTTCATCAAGTTTCTCATGGCTTTTCTTTCTAATTGTTTTCATCTTGACTCCCTAGTAAGATAATGGTATAGTGCATAATTTTTAGTAAATCCATATCGTTTTTACCTGCTTTCTTTCCATATCTTTTTGCGTATTTAATAATATTTCCTATACAAAACCCATCTCCATGCCCAGAATCTATAATAAACTCTGTAGCTTGGATCTTATCCGAACTGTAGTGCTGGTCATAGGTTTTATTAATGTATAGTTCCAGTCTAGTGAGTATTTTATCCTCATTGAACTTATAATTAATTCCTGTACTCTCAGGCAGTTTCTTAGTTCTCTTACTAAATATACCCACTTATGCTGTTTCCCAAAACCTATCTGCTATTTCGTCCAAGCACTCATTAGGGTATAGGGGTTCGCCATAAGCGTCTAAAGTTTCTTCATACCAATCAAAGTCTTCTCCAGTTGTATCAATATGTGGGTAGTGTTCATTGAATGTATCTACTAATTTATCTCCATCAGTTTCAATACAGTCTCCTTCCCATACAGTCCAGCCATTATCTTCTACCATTTCATAGTATTGCTTACCCATAAAGTTTCTAAACTCGTCTTCATAAGTCATGTTAGCTGTTAGTTCTACATTATACATATTTGCGAAATATTCCATAATAT